TGAACAAAATCAACGCGACCACCGCGGCCGGCGCGATTCTCGCGATTTACAACCTCCCCTTCAGCGAGGAAGAAGAAGTCAGCGGCGATCCGGTGGTGTTCCTTGCCGGCTCGAGCACCGGCACCGACCGGATTCAAACCTCGGAGGATGGCTCGACCTGGACGCTGCGCAATGACAACCTGGGCGCGGGCTCCCCCGCGTTCGGGGTGCGCTGCATTGCCTACTCGCCATCGCTCGATCTGCTGGTGGCGGTCGGTCACAACGGGTCGCAGAATGCGTGGTTTGCGACGTGTGACAATGCCGACCTCGACACGTGGACCATCGGTACGGCTGGCACCACCCCCGCGGCGCACAATTGGGACACGGTATGTTGGTCAGAGACACTTGGCCTGTTCGTCGCGATGGCGCAGGTCGCCACACCGAGTAAAATTGCGACCTCCCCGGACGGCACGACGTGGACGTTCCGCACGAACGCGCATGCCTCTCACACCTATATCGAAGTGATTTGGGTCGACGCGCTGGGCATCTTCATCGGCATTTCCGATACGGCTGGCAGCACGCGGGGCCACATGGTGACCTCGCCCGATGGGATCACCTGGACCGAACGCACCTACGATGCGACGGCGACCGCCAGCATGGGCGTCTCCGGCGTTGCATGGTCGGATAGCCAGGGAGTCGCGGTGGCGTGCGTGCGCTCGACGGGCGTCGGCGTGGCGAACAAGTTTTTCACGTCGCCCGATGGCATCACGTGGACGCGTCGGACCGCGCCCTTCGACGTCCAATACACTGACGTCGAATGGTCCGCCGATCTGGGCCTGTTCGTCGCGGTCGCGCAAACCGGGACCAACGCGCAACAAATCGCGACCTCCCCGGATGGCGTGACCTGGACGGCGCGATCGTGCCCCACCGCGCGCAGCTGGAAATATGTGAAGTGGCGGAGCGCACAGGCGGCATTTTTCATCGTTGGCACTGGCACCGACAAACTCATCACCTCGACCGATGGCACGACCTGGACGGAAATCTCGACGGCCATCAGCCAAGACTGGCAGGTAGTGATCTGAATGCCGTTCTATCTGATTCACGCCAACACGTCGCTGCAAAAGGTCACGCCGGCCGGCGACATCACCACGTTGACGCTGCCCTCTGGTGTCACGATGGTCGACACGCGGCCGGCACGGTTTGCCACTTTGGCCGGCACCGTCGTGGTCGTCAACGCCGTCTCGAAAAACGTGGCCATCAACGCGGCCACACTCGCCGCGCGCCTGTTGACCATCGATGGGCCCTCGGCCGCGCCGACTGTCGCGGCGGCCACGTCCTCCGGCAGCTTTTTCGGCAGTTATCTCTTCGCCTACACCTACGCGATTACCAGTGGCGACACGGTGCTCTCCGAAAGCCCGTTCTCGCCCATCGCCGGCCCGCTGGTGCTCCAGAATCGCCAAGTGGCCATGTCAGCCGTCACCGTTTCCGGCACGAGTGGAGTGAATGCGCGCATCATCTACATGACCACCAACAACGGCGAAACCTATTTCGAAGTGGAGCGCATCGAGGACAACACTACGACCTCGGTCACCTTCGACGGCTCCGATTACGACCTGGGCTTGCTCGCGGAGGCGTCCAGTCACGCCGAGAACCCACCGGGCCACGACACCACCGACCGCTTTCGCATCATTACCGCCTGGAAAGACCGGCTGTTCGCCAGCCCGGACGACGATCCCGATGATGTGTGGTTCTCCGGCAACCGCGAAGTGTCGTCCTGGGGGGATGTCTTCACCGTGCCCCCCGCGGGCGAAGACCAGTACGGCGTGACCGCCTTCATGGCGCGACGCGACGAACTGGTGCTGGCGAAACGTCGCCGGCTGTGGAAACTGGTGGGCGACACGCCCGAAGACTACGAGCAAGTCTCGATTGATCCGGCGGTGGGCGCGATGGTGCAGGAAGGCTGCATCGTCATTGAGGATGTCTGCTATTTCCTGGGGGAAAACGGGTTTTACGAATACGGCCCGGCGGGTGTCCGCAACCTGTCGCGCGAGAACGTGCATCCCTGGTTCACGAGCGATGATTTTTTCAACCGCGCCAAATTCGCAAATGCCTTCTGCAAGTACAACGCCTTGTACGACACCATCGAATTGCACCTCGCCGCCGCCGGATCCACCGACATCGACCGGTGGGTCACCTACCATCGCGGGAGTCAGCAGTGGTTCGGGCCGCATAAGACGGGGGCCTTCACGCCGACTGCTGGGGCGACGATGGACGACACCAACGGCTTCAATCGCCCCGTCATTGGCTCGAGCGCCGGATTCATTTACGCCGAAAACTACTCGACGGCTTCGGACGACGGGACGGCGATTGAATTCGATGCGATTCCGAAATGGCACAGCGGCAACACGCCCGACATTCAGAAGCTGTTTGGCCAAGCGGCCATCCTCTGCGCGATTGAATCGGGTGGCACGCTGAGTCTGGTCCCGAAAGTGGGGGGCCTGGACGCTTCGGCCCAGACCACCATTTCGCTCGCGCTCACCAGCGGCCAGCATCGCACCCGGCATTTGGGAACCGGGCGCTTGCTGCAAATGCGGTTCTACAACAACGAGAACAATCGGGCGGTGATGCTCTACGGCTACGAAGTGCCGTTCCATGAACTGTCGCGGCGGTCGGTAGCGCCATGAAGCTCCAGAAGCCGCACCCGATTCGTGACCTCGAGATTAAGGAAACCGCGCAGGACATCGACGATAACTTCGATGCGGTCTGGGGCGCACTGCGCGAGCTCAATAGCCGCCTGGGCGTGAGTGAAGACGACATCGCCATCCTCGAGGCGGCTCCCGATCCGGTCCAGAAAGTCATTCTCGCGCTCGACGGCACGCCGGGCGATGATGGGATGCCGGGCCCCCGCGGCGCAACGGGCATCACCGGGGCGACCGGGGCCCTGGGCCCGCCAGGATTCGACGGCGCGGACGGCGCGGATTTTTGGGGCGTTCTGGCCGCCGCCAGCAGCGAAGGCGAAGTCACCTTCACCACCACCGGCAACATTGACGACCTCGACTTCGGCAACGTGCCGCTCATCCGCATGAACAACGCGTCGCTTGCGACGCTGCGCGGACTACGCGCCGGGCGCGCGGGCCAGCTGGTCACGATCGTGTCGGTCGGGGCGGGCCAAGTGGATTTGGCCCATCAGAACGCCGGCTCCGTGGCCGCGAATCGCCTGACCAACATCGCGACCAGTGCCGTGACGTCGTTGTCCGCCGGCACCGGGCTCGCCACGTTCCGCTACGACAACACGACGCAAAGCTGGCGGCTCATCGAGCATGAACAAGGGGCCTGGATCACGCCGTCGTTCAGTGCCGGCGATTACACCGCCAATGGCGCGATGACCTGGACGGTCGCCTCTGGCGACGTCGCGCTGATGGCCTACTACCTCAAAGGCCGTCAACTCTCGGTCCTGTTCGAACTCAACACCACCACGACGGGGGGTGTGGCCTCGACGGCGCTGCGGCGCACGGTGCCAGGCGGCTTCACGATTGCGAGCGGGGTCCGCGCGTTTTACCGCGTCATCAATGCCGGCGTGACCGTCACCTCACCGCTGGGCATGGCCTACGCCGCCGCCGCGTCCACCTATATCGAATTCCTGCGCGATGGCAGCGGCACGGCCAATTGGACCATCGGCACTGATAACGTCGGCATTCTCGGCAGTCTGTTTACCGACGTGCAGTAGGAGGCTTGAATGCCCGGAACCATTCGCACGCTTGCAGGACCGCTGGCCCTGACCAACACCTACACCACCAACGTCTTCAACGATACGAACACTAACGTGTTCAACGTCGTGCGGCACATTCACATCGCGAACAAGACGTCGGCGGCGGTGACCTTCCGCCTCTATATGGGCACAACCGGCGCGAACACCGCCGGCACCGAACTGTTCTACGACAAATCGGTCCCGGCGTTCGATTACCTCGATTGGTATGGCTTGCTGCGCATGGCCAGTACCGATTTCCTGGTCGGCGGGGCG